ATTATGGAATTGATAAATTTCATAGAGGTTTTCATTTTAAATTCAGTAAATTAAAAGATGATTTTTGTTTTGGCTTTGATGGCAAAAGATTCGATACAACTATGTCAAGTTACTTTATGCTGTTATTATATGGTTTTAGAGCTCAATGCTTGCGCCTTGATGGTCCAGAATTTGATAGATTTTGGAATTTAACTAGAGACACAATACATTCTATTATTGTAAGTAGAAATGGTGATCTTGTTGTTAAAACTCAAGGTAATCCTAGCGGGCAATTTAATACAGCTATAGATAATACTATTTATAGTTTAACAATTCTGTATGCTTGTCTGCTTTGGATCAGGAAAGATAAATATAGACAAAAATTTCAGTTTCAGGTTTATGGGGATGATATGATAGTATCATCTAACGAGGAATTCGATCCACATATCTTTGTTGAGAAAGCTCAAATGTTTGGAGTTAATTTAGAAATTGATTGTCCTATGCGTAAGACAATTAATGGAATTAGTTTCTGTTCTCATTTGTTGCGGATAATAAGATATAAAGGCGAAATGATAGTCGTTGGCCATATTCCATATACAAAAATTTTAAGTGCTTTGTTTTGGCGTAAAGGCCTCAAAGAATTTAAATCTAGAATTCTAGGTTTATATATTGAGGCATTTCCAATCATATTTTTTAAACTCGAGGGTTGTGAGAAACTAAAAGAAGTATTTGCTTATTTAAACAATACTTATGTAGTTCTCCCACCAATATCGTTTCTTGAGAGGTTGTGGTTTAGAAATCCGTTTCTTGAAATTACAGCTAAGGAGGATATGGAGGTCTCAAAAGAAATATGGGAAAGTCTTTACAAGCTAAAAAGAAAAGACTTAATAAGCTAGTTAAAGCTGGCAAGATAACTAGAAGGGAGGCTGATGAGAGGTTGTCTCAGTCTAAAGCAACTAGAGCAACTGATGTTTCACTTCCTCTATATCCACGTATTCCTGTTGGCTCTCGAACTATGCCTCGAAGAGCTTTGGTTACTAAACGAAAGCAAACAGGGCCTGTTTATTCTCGTAAGGGTATTTACAGCGCAGGTTATTATAATGATTACCTTGCTTGCTTAACGGCACCCTGGGAACGAAAGGCACATTTACCTGATATTTATGGGTTATTTCCGTCAATATTACGTACAATAAAGACTACATGTGAATGTACTCCTTTAGCAGGTGATATTTGTGTAAGATTTATACCTAGATTAAATAATTTTGGTAAAGTATACTCTGGAACAGTCGTTGTAGATGGAGCTGCACATACTTCTATATCCGCTCCGGATTTTGCAGTGCATGCATATTCTACAGATTGGGCTCCCGCTGTAGCCCCTATAAATGCTTTTCGTCCTGTTGCGATGGGATTGAAAGCTGATTATACGGGTCCAATGCTAGATAACGCAGGTCAAATAGCTGCTGCTTGTTTACCTCCTGATCGTAATGCATTGTCCTTGCCAGATACTTTTAATGAAATAGCAGATTATGTTTATTCTGCTATTGGACCATTAAGAGATGGTGTTGATTGTATTTGGGTACCTCAGGGACAAACTGGCCAAGGTTGGTTTCGAACTGATGATACAACTACAATTGATGAACCAGGCGTTGCAACAATTAGAGTTGGCGTTGATGGCGCCCTCAGCACTAGTAGTTTAAGAATTACAGTTTGGATGGTAATAGAAGTATTATCTATATCTCAAACTTTCTTATCTGGTGGTGATGATGTTGAAATGGACATGCTTAAGGCAGGGGAAGCGCACAATATAGTAGCAACACTACATAAAGCAGGAAGAACAGCAAAAGCTGGTAAAGATAGACACAGTAAAGGTGGTTCTTCTTTTCTTTCTGATGCTTTTGGTATTGCACGTAAAGGTGCTAGCTGGTTATGGGATCATGGTGACGTTGTTAGCGATATTGCAACTGGAGCTATAGATGCTCTCAGTCTTCTTTAAATTAGTTATCTTTAAATAAAACTTAATAAAATTTATTGAGTTTTATGCTGTTGCTGCTTTCTCAATTTAATTTTATAGCCCAAGTTTTTATATTT